TCGACGACTTGGAATCCTGCCAAGACCTTCAGGTCTCTGAGGAGCAAATGCTTCTGCTCCATAAGGTACACCATATTCTTCGTGCTTTAATAACGTAAAGGCAGTACTTCCTGTCCTATAGTTAGTTACAACACAAATCTTTTTGTTGTTTGCCATGATTGTTCCTTTATAATTTCCCACTCAACATTTGCTTCATCAAATAGTCTAGCTGATTTTTCAAAAGAATCTGTCCATCTCTGTGGAACATCTTCATAAGCTATAACAATTTTATTTATGCCCACTTGAATAATTCCCTTTGCACATTCACTGCAGACTGGTAAACCCCATACATATAGTGTAGAGTCTTTCAACGATATCCCATTAAAGGTAGCATTATATATTGCATTCATTTCAGCATGTACAACGAGTTCATATTTCAGTTCTCTGTTTTCATACTTCTCTGGTGCGTCATCAATACCTTTTGGAAATCCATTATAACCAGTCGCAAGAATTCTTTTGTCTTTAACGATGATTGCTCCAATCTGTTTACTAGGATCTTTCGACCAAGTAGAGATTTCTCGAGCAATTCGTATAAAGCGATAATGCCATTTATCAGCCATTCACTAATGCCTCAACTTGGTCAAAGTGTCTTTCATAAACATGGAAGTTAGTTGCTGTCCATATTAGATCACCGACTTCAACTTCAAGATCTGCGGCAAGTTGATTCTGAACAAACCTTGCCCAAGCATAATCATTGTTATAACCAAAGACTGCATCGTTAGATCGCATTACATAATGGGAAATAAGTTTACCATCTCTAATCATAAATGTATTACTAAAGGTACACATAAAGTCGTTCATACCATCTCGGCTATAATCAAGATGCATACTTGGTCTATTATAAATCATTGAAGCACGACGGCTATTTGGATTGTTTCTTAATTCTGTAGCAACGTGAGCATACTGATTACCATTCTCTGCGGAATAGATACACCAACCATAGTTTGAATTAATCTTACCATCGTCAGAAGCGATTGATTTCCAAATCTGTGGTGTATCACCGGGAATGTCATCAACATATAATGATTGTGATTTATACCAATCTAATTCACGTTCAATATACTTATATGCAGGTTTACGAATTACGTAGTCTTCATCGGCAAGAAACGATTCACCAAAGACTTCGATAGTTTTTGCACCAGTACGATCAACAGTAAAATCTTCAAGAAGATACTTGTTCATAATGATATTACGAATGTCTTGGACTTGTTTCATTAGATGGTTTCCATTAAAGCTTCAATATCAGATACTTCAGCAACTAGGTCTGAAACATTTTGATTATGGAAAGCTCTTGCGGTTTTCCTTAGGATTGATTTTGGGATCTGAACTTCTTCAGCCAAAGCATTGATAGCTTCTTTTTGAAAATCACGTTCTGATTCCATTCTTGTAAATGAATTACTCATTTCTTCCATGCAACCACGGATTCGTTTTTTGTCTTCGTCGCTTGACGGTAATATCACATTGCTCATTATTTAGTACTCCTGTTAAATACATCTTTATTTGAATCCTGACCTTTAATACCGTTGCGACAGTAAGAGACAAAGAAACTTGAATAGTTAATTAAATCTTTTGCTGAATCTTCAAGGGACTCAAAGTTAGGAAGGTAATCGTCTGACTGCATTGCTTCCATTACTGATTTCATACGTAGCATTTTTGCATGCATAATATCATGAATGGTTATAATTCCGTTAGGATAGTAGTCAGCTTGTTGAACAGTCGAGTTTGGATTTTGATAATCTCTCGACTTTTTCAATTGAAGGTCAACACACTCTTGTAGTACATCGACCGAAACTGGGTTGGTTGTTTTTGTCATATAGACTCCATAATAAAAAATATATTATATCAAAGATTCTTGATAATGTCAATAGGAAGGTTCAAATTTTGATAAATTAACTTCATGTTTTAAAAATAACTCTGTAGCTTCAGGAGATTTATTATCTTCTTCGTTATAGGTAGCTGACCAACGAATGTAGTCAGGACAATTACCATTTTTGTTTGGTGTGAATAAAAACTTAAAGAACTCGTCGTGTGGAATCATAGAAATTCTATATTCATTGTTTTCTAAATTAGACGCATCTACTAATGCAACCCAATCGCACTCATTATGCTTACACTTTAAACTCCAGGCTCCTAGTTTGCCATCGGTTGGTTTGTTTGCTGTTTTGACTTCGATGCGACCAGTAAAATTTACTTTACCTTCAACATCCCATTTACCGTTAACAGATTTGCCTTCGGTAAGACTGACGATTTGCGATTCACCAATCGCGCCGATAAGTGATCTATACAAATCGTCGGTTCCACTTAACTTGCCTTCTTTGTGAAGATTGAGTGCTCTAAATAGTAACTCATTCAAATTATCCATAATGTAAGTCCATCAATTTAATTTATAGATATATTATAATCTATATCATAAAGAATGTCAATAGTTATTTAAGAACTTTGTTCCAAACATATTGCACTCTACAAGATTTCATCATTTTATGAAATTGCTTGAAACTTGAGAAGTATTTCATTGTTTCTTTCCTGTTGCCTACATGTTACACAAATGTAACATATAAATTTATATATACAAGAAGTACTAATAAAATCAATAATTTATACGACTTTAGGTGGTGCAGGTATTACAAATGTTCTTACTGTCTGTAGTTTATCTTCAGCTTCAGCAAGTTTTGCTACTTCAACATCGATAGTTTCAATAGTACCAGGATGTTCTGCTACTCCAACTCCGTTTTCAAGAAATACTGCGATGTTTGCTGTATGTTCTGCGATCTGAGCTTCGTATTTTGAAATTAGTGCATTGACTAATATTTCTCTAATTGCCATTTTATTATTCTCCTTTTAGATTTGGTAGGATACCATGATTACCTTCATGAGATGGAGCCGTCCATCCTTCAGGTTTCATAAGATCAGGTAATCCTAATGGGTTAGGCCGTCCTTCCTTTACTCCAGGAACCTTGGCCATGTTTGCTTCGAGAACTGCGTCCCAAGCTTTGTAAGGATCGACTCCGAAGGCGTCAAGAGTACCGATTGCCACTACACAAAGGTCAACTAAACCATCTACGATTTCTTCGGAGTCGATAACTTTTTGGGCTGATCTTGTTTCTTCAAGTTCTTCTTGTAGGAAGTCTACTCGAAAACGCAAGAACGCCTTCAACTGATTTATATCTGCTTTATGCACCCAATCATGTGTTTTATACTTTGACTGCATTTCATTAATGTCTTTTACCCAATCTTTACTCATTTGGATATCCTTGTGAAATATAAACACCGATAGCACCAATCTGTCCTTCGGTTAATTGTTTTGCTGTTGGCCACATCATCATAGATTGTGGTCCGACTTGCTCACCTGCTTTATACGTAAGTAACTTAGAAATAATTTCATGAGCAGTTTGTCCTTGTAGTTTAGGACCGATACCACCTTGACCCTGAGGTCCGTGGCAAGCTGCACAAGTATTCATTGTTGGTCGAATACTCGCAAACCTATCTTCAGCCATTGCGACTGATGTAATTCCTAATAAAGCAGTTGTTAATAAAATGTTCTTCATAGTCTTTCCCTCAGTTCTGTAAATCCACCAATTGATTCGCCATCCATGATAATCTGTGGAAATGTTCTTGCAGTTGGAAAATTCTCAAAAAATTCTTCTTGAGTATAATCAACGTTAAGCTGCATATATTCAAACTCTAATTTCTTAGATTCACATAACTGCTTTGCCATATTACAATATGCACAATTATCTTTGCCGTATATCTTTATCATACTAACTTCAGTCCACCACTGTCTGGCATAACTAATCCTGTTGTTGCTTCAATCACTTGCTTCTTTAACTCATCCATCGGTTCGCAAACGAACATAACGTGGGCTTCTGAAATAGAGATTGGTTTCCTTTCGGCATAAGGTACGAATGGAACCATTCCAATTTTACCTTCTCCTGCTGGAACTAAAAGAATACCATCCGTTAAGGTATAGAATCCTTTATCATAAACTACTTTTGCTACAACCTCTTCACCGGTTGATAGTCTTACAATTTGTACATCACTCATTAGTGTTCTCCTATTATTGTGGCTATTATACCACACTTTAAATTAAATGTCAATGGTTTAACTGAAAAAATCTTCAATTGTATCTCTCTTCTCAGCAGACCATCCGACTGCATCAAGAATTGATTGAATAGGACTCAAGAATACTTTATCAAACTGAAGTTCAGTATCAATGTAATTATGTAGTCCTAATTGTTTTGGTAATAGACCTGGAACCGAGATTGCATTTTCGCGAATCGGATTAGGTACCTTTAAATATAATAACTTGACTTTGTCTCCACCTTGGATAGTTTCAAACTTCTTATCAAGCCCTTTCTCTTTAAGGAAATGATTATACATCAATGAACCACGAACATGCATTGGTGTACCTTTTCTGTATATTGATCCTTTCTCTTGATACTTTTTGAGTTCAGAAACACCTGAAGTCTTTGCGATAGCAATAGGATCAAGTTTACGAAACTCTTCTTTGAAATCTCGTATGAATGTTTGAGTTGTTGATTCATCTGTATTCATAATGATCTCAAAGCAATCTTTCAATTTAGTACGACATATCTCAGGAGTAGAAGATCTTACTGATTCCAATCCTGTCACTGATACTTTAGGCTTATCGTAATGAACACCTTCAGAGTTCAACGTATTTAGAATATATCGTTTCTTGGCAACGAAGATTGCTCGGTTAGTAATCTTTTCACGTTTCATTACCATTGCATTACGATATGTACCTAGATCAGCCGCAAGTGTTTCGTATCCGTCTTCGATGATTTGTTCTATTTTAGTTTTGCATATTCTATCAAGAAACTCTTCACCTTTGTCTTTATCAATATCAGTCGTACCAAATACTTCTTTAATTAACGGACCGAAGTCAACATAGACAGAGTCAGTATCAATATAAATGATATAGTCAGTGTTATCAGTTCCAAGAACTTTATTTAAATAATCATTTACCGATTTCTGAGCATAACGAATACTCAGCTGACCACTTGTTGTAATTGCTTCTGCCATTTCGTTAATATAGTATAAGAAATATACGTTAGCAGTTGCACCATACAAACTGTTCATGGCAATCTTAATTGACATTTGCGAGTTGTGTAATTGATTGATCTCACGCTTCAGTCTTTTAAGTTCTTCTGGTGATTTCTCAACCTCGAACTGCTGTTCAGCTGCGATCATTTGTTGTTTGATTAGCGAACGGTTATTATAATATTCATCAATGATTTCAGGAATGATTCCTAACTTCTTGTTAGAGAAACAAACGCCGTTAGCAGCAACTGATACATCTCTGTCATCATTTTTGTATTCACCTTTGAGAACCATATCCTGCGTTACATATTCACGTCTATCGTCAATATAAGTCTCTGGTGACATATTGTATTGAAGCATTAAATGTGGATATAGAGAGTTAAGGTCAAAAGATACAACCCAAGGATGCATTCCAACTTTAGGATCTTTTACATAACCACCTACAAGATCTCCTGCTCTTTGACCAGGACCACCTTTTAATGGAGGTACAACTTTATCTTTCATCAGTTTACGATATATGGTTGCTTCCCATATACCAACAGTACCAAACGCATCTTGATAGTTAACACCACCGTCATATGCAACTGTCATAACTAACGCAAGCAATCCTGTCTCTTCTTCGAGACGAGCAATCAGTTGAGTATCTTTTAAATTATAGTCAAGATATAATTGAGGATTCTCTTCCCATAATCCAGTAAGTGAACCATATTCAGTGTAATCAATTTTCTTTTCACCAAGAACAGCATAAGCAATATGATCTAACTTATATGATTCTTGAGGACCGTACTTATAACCAAACTTTTTAAAACAATCCATATAGTCAATAACAGCAACACCCATAATATAATATGTTGAGTTGACTTTACCAAAAATTTCTCGAGATCTTTGTTTGATTGATTTGTGCGGAGATAACCGTCTTGCAGTATCTTCACCAAGTAAAGCTATGATACGAGTTACGATGTATTGAATATCAAAGTACTCTACGTTCCAACCTGTGACTACATCAGGGTAATCAGTTGTCCACAATTTCATAAAGTATTGAAGTAAAGCACGTTCACCATCAACACCATCAAATAATACAAACTGAATCTTGTCTTGAGGAATATCAGTAACAGTTTTTGTCTTGTCATAAGCTTTACGACCGAGTACATAATATACATCGTCTCGAGAACTATGATATGCAATAGATGTAATTGGCTTATCAGCAGATTCCATATTAGGATAACCATCGCTGATGTCAACCTCAATATCAAACGATACGATATTAACCTGACTTACATCATAGGTTATCTTATCAGGATACTCTTCTTGAATAAACTGTGTAACATAATTTGTTGAACCAAAAGTCTTCATACCGTGAACACCTTTGTATTCTTCGATGAAGTTCTTGGCTTCGCGCATATCACCGAACTTATGTGGAGATACAGGAAGATTGCCTTCTAACGAACGATAACCTTCTTCTCCTGCTTTCGGAGTATGAACATATAGTGTTGGTTGAAAAGGTACGCGATACGAAAAACGCTTGCCGTTTTCATAACCACGATGTAAGATATTATTACCATACCTTTCAACGGATGTATAGAATTTAGTCAATGCCATAATGCCTTTTTATATTTGAACAACCATTATAATCTATTTGACGATGAATGTCAATAGTTATTGCGCCAACTCCGAGAAGTTCTTGATCTTCTCAAACTTAAGGTTGTTCTCAAACTTTTCTGCGAACTGATCGCCACGATGTGATATCACAAAGATGTTGTCATCGTTATTCAGTCCATGTAATGTCTCAATCAAACTTTCAATACCGACACCGTCTAATGCACCGTCAAGAGTTTCATCAAGTATCAATAGATTAGTTGAAACAGAAGATCTTAGTTTAGCAACCGA